CGAATAATCGAAACTATTTCGTCAAAATGCACAATAAAAAATGATTACACTCAAAAACAACACCCCCACGGACGCAGGCGTGAGCGCGACCGTGGGGGTTGTTTGAGTTTTTTGGGGGATTATTCTGTTTCGTTTTCGTTTTTCTTTGGTTTTTCGAGTGTCATTTTGCCTTTAATGCCTAAAATAGTTGTGTCAAAAACGTCCTCAAGGTCTTTTTCAAGCTTATTTTTATGCAATGCTTTCATCGCTGTAAACAAGGCTAACAATTCGGCGTTAGTCATATTTTCACCCCTTTCTGTTGAAAATAATAGCACAGATTTTTCGGGTTGTCAAGGGTTTTGAATCCTGTCAATACCCTCTTTTAACTTTTATTTCAAGGAATTTTGAAAGTAACCTAAGTGTCTTTATGACGTAAAAAAGAACTATTAAGCCAAGTATCAAACCCAGCCCTGAAACAATAAAAAAGACAATAGTGAACCAAAGTGCAGCGATACTCGAAGAAATCATTAAAGCGATAAGTTCTGCCATTTTAAGAAATCCTTTCTGCTAAACTCAGAAAAAGTTTTTCAACCTCTCATAGTAATGCTTATTGTGCTGTTTTGATTGTTATTTGTTACATAATTCATGTTGCACATATTATCGTACTTTCTTCCTACAAGAACATCAAGCGGAATTCTATATAGCTCTGCTATTTTTAACAATATATCAATTTTAGGTTCGCTTCTGCCCGTTTCATAAAAGCTGTAAGCTCTTTGCGTAATATTTAGCTTTACTGCTAAATCTGATTGCTTTAGATTGTTTTGTACTCTGAAAAATTTCAGATTTTCGGATAATGAATTCATAAAATCACCGCCTTTGCATTACATTGTATATTAAATTGTTTAATTTGTCAAATATGCACAAAAAAATATAGTTAAATTTGTACTATATTTCTGTTGACATATAGTTATAAATGTTCTATAATACTAATATCCCCTAAAAAAACACCCGCCAACGGGTAACCCGAAAGGAGCAGTGAATGCAAAGCATGACTAATCACTGATTATTACTAAGGAATTTAAGGTTTTGTGATGTAGATAGTACCCACCTGTTAGCGGGGGTGGGTACAACGGTTTTCACCGCCGTGTTGACATATATTCCCATTAGTGCTTATCGCCTGTTTATTTTACTCGGGAAATAAACATGGTTTCCCGCAGTAATCCGCTCGGAATCCGCCTTAAATCCCTCTTTTGCCATTCGCTCAATCTTGAAATAGGTGTCAAAACTTTCGCGTAACTCTTCATTATGAACAAAGAAGAAAAAACCGCGGAATTTCTTTTTATCGGGGTTGCCGGAATCGGCTTTTATTTCGACCTTGAATTTAGGCACAATGGTCATACAGCCCGCGAACGTGAACGGCTGATAGAGGTAGTAGGTTTGTTCTCGTATAGGTTTTGCAACACGTGTGAACACCTGCGAAGTGGCGAGTATCATTTTGCGCTGTTTGCGTTGCTGTGTAAGCTCGGTCAGCATTTCAACGGGGAAATCCTTTGACTGGTTCGAGCAAAACCAATTTTGAAGCTCGTCAATGAAGTTAATTTCGCCGTAAATCCCGTTCTCACTGGCGATTATGTCTTTCCAATCGTTGATAGGCGCGTCCTCGTGCTTATAGCGCAGGTTTGTCTTGATTATAAGCTTGGGATACTGTTTTTTCCACCTTAACATCATGTAAACCCCGGTGCAGGTCTTCCCGCTGCCTTGCTTTCCCGCGATGACGTGAACGCCGTATTCCCGGAAGTAATCGGGGTCGCGGGTAAGTCGGTCATAAACAAGTTGCCGCGGGAAATCGACAAGCAGACGTTTGAAGACATTACCATGCCAAACTCGTTTGTATTCGCCTTTGATTGGCTTGATTTTCTTGATTAAACGGAAATATACATACCATATCAGGCATGAAGTGAGGAACGGCGCGAGGAATTTCATCGCGGTTATTAATAAGTTAATTGTTTGCATTTTCAGGCATTTTTCCTTTCTTTTTTATGACCATACCTTTCCGAGCCACAAAAGGCTCTGCGAAGCCGCCAACCCGGCAGACTCTTGTTTCAAACTTTCTTTAACCACCCGGCATAAACGGAATAATTGATTTTACGCGTACAATAATAGAAACTATAATCCTTACAGAGTCAAGCACTAAATTGGCATGGATAACAGGGATTAACGCGGCAATCGGCAGTAAATATCCAATCATGCCGAACAAAACGTATACTCCCTCAGCTAACCCGCCTGATATGGGGATGCCGCCGTCTGTGTATTCGAAATTATTGAGGCTGACGGTCGGCAATAAATCTAACAACAGACTCGGAAGCCACAAGAGAAGAGTTAGAAAACGCTCAAGTAGCATTTTACACCATTCCTTTCACTTTTTATTGGCTCTCGGTTCTTTAACAGCACGCTCGGTACCGTTAATAAGACCGGGGACTACGATAATGCATTTACGGATAAAAATAAGGTATACTAAAACGATTATTACCGCATGAACAGTAGGTTTTACAGGTTCGTACACCTTTACAATAAGCGAAAAAATGTTGACCTCTACGCCCCATTCCGGTATACTTAAATTGAAACGGTTCGTAGTCGGGTGAAAAACCCGGCGAAAAACATCACCGATTCTATCGGGGATTGAGTTTTGGCTCGAAGTTTCGGTTGTATCGAACTCTTGAGCTTCATAAAAAAACGTGTCTTCGCCGACCGAAACCGTGTCTTCGCTGATAAATTCCAAAAATTCATTGTAAAATTCCCGGCTTTCGTCTATAATCGGGAATTTCCGCTTAATATCAAGGTGAAATCCGCCGAATTCTTCTTCCATAAACCCCGGACTTGGAAGAATCAACATTACAATTGTGTCAACCAACCCGCCGATAAAATCAAGAACACTCTCAAAAAAGCCCATAACAGCACCGATTATTTCAGCTAAGTCAATGTCAAACATTCCTAAAATCGCTTCAATTATTCTCACGGGCAATTCCGCCAAAGTCGCAATTAAATTGACAATCGCTCCCAGCAAACCGCCCTCACCGCCCAAAATATTGCCAAGCCCGTTGCTTATACCCTCGGAAATATTGCCGATAAAGCTTCCCGCACCGTCACCGACACCGCCGATAATTCCGCCTATTCCGTTTCCAACTCCCTCCGCAATGCTTCCGACAAAGTTTCCTCCGCCCTCAAATAGGTTGCCAATTCCCTCTGTAAGCCGTTCCCACCATGATTTTTTTTGAGTTCCTCCCGCGCCATCGGGGACGTCAATCTCAAAATTTAATATTTTTTCCGGCAACGCGCTGATAACCGCAACTATATTTTTAAGCTCATCAAGAATTTTTTCAAGAAGCCCCCTGTGAACACAACTCTCTTCGGTGCAACAACCGCCGCCGTTTCCGGGATTTTCACCCCCGCCATTCCCGCCACCCGCAACACACCGCGGACACCGCTCAACCGCAACCGTAATATTCCCGTCATCGTCAACCGTAATAATAACTTCGCAATCGTCACAAAGGTTGTGAAAAATCGCAGGGAGCGGGATTTCATCTTCGGTGACTGTCGGGGGCTGATGTGTGTAGACGTTGTTCGGTTCGAGGGTCGATAAGTAGTCATAAAACGGCATTCCCGCTTGAACCTCAAATGTTACGGGGACGATAAACACTCCCGTTCCGCCTTGATTTGGCGAAAAATTGTGTAGGTTATTGTTGATGTATTCGAGGGTGTCACCCGCTGTAATTTGTTCAAGTGTTGTATATGATTGCGAAATGCCAGATAACCCAATGCTCATATTCCTTGCGTGTCGGCTTAAATTAAGCCACTGATTGTTAATGCTGAAAGTAGCTGAAATAGTAGTGTTAAAGTTCGTTCCGGTTGTTTTAAGGTGTTCCGGTGATGATATAACAAAAAAAGGCGGGTCGTTATTTCTGGTAATATTTTGGTAACCGCCGTAACAACTTAAAAGATGTGCAACGTTCACCATATCACTGACATTGAACATCGGTATAGAGCGACTTAAATAACCGACAAAAAAAGGGTCATACCTATGTTCAACACCCTCAATGTATAAATCACCTTTATAAATAAAAAACGGCACATAATATGTGTCTCCGAAAGGCATTGTCTCAAACGGAATCGGTGTCCCAAAATGATACCTGTCAAACACATATTCCCCAATTTGGATTGTGTTGTAGCTGTGGTATTGGTAGACTAACTTTTCACCCTCAATTTTTACGATTGCACCGGGGTTTTCTTCTTGCAGTATTTCCTCTGTGAACTTGCGCAGTGTTTCAATAAATGCAATGAAATTTCTTATTAAAAACCGTCCGCCTTCGTATACGATTGGAAGGTCTATCTCCATAAGTTCATGCACTCTCTCAAGCTGTTCATCCGTTAAAATATCGCCGATAATGCGTCTGTAAAATGATTTAATGTTTTCAAGTGTTAAATCATTCGCGGAAGCTCTCACCCTGAACATTCCCGCATTTGACAGCAGTAAAACCAAGGCGAGCATGATACAAATACCGCGCTTTAGTGTGTTTTTTCGAGTTGATATGTTCATAGGTTGGGTCTCCTTTCACGAATTTCAGCGTATTTAAGGTGTTCAGTGTGAAGCTTTTTTAACCGACTGCGGTCGGCTCTGCGGAGAGGGTTAGTCGCAAAGTATCCCTCTACAACAGGAAAGGTCTGCCGGGAAGTACACAACTGCTGTTTCAATCTTTACCGTAACGGACCACTTAGGGCGAAAATTTCCGCCAATCACACAACAGCTATTTCAATTTTTACCGTAACGGCCAGTTTCAAAATAAATAAAGAGGTTGCGGAAATGTTTCGCGCTTGACACGCAAACAAAATTGGGGGATTATCGGAAAAAATAGTTCTAAATAACACCCCTGCCCCGTTTTTAGTGTGGAGCAGGGGTGCAATGTTTCGCGGCGGCAATGTTAGTGGAGCAAATTCCGAATAAAGCCGATTCCGACTTTTATGCCGATTATTGCCACTACTACCGGGAGTATGCTCGGCAAAATGCTGAACACTTGGGTGAGGATTCCCTCGAACATTGATGCGGTAACGACATCGCCTATTAATGTAGGGTCGCTTGCCGACGCGCTGATTGCCAACACAGTTACAATTGCTGTAGTAACGGCAAATACAGCGATTTTCTTAGCTAAACTCATGCCAAAATCCATCCTTTCTTAAAAAAATATTCTTAAAAACTTCCAACAAGTTTTAAAGACCAATACAACCCCGGCTACGACAATTGCCATTACGACCACATCCATGACAATATCAAATTTTTGCGCAAGTTCGGGGGTGAACGCCGAGCCGGAAACCTCGACAATTTCAGTGTACACCTCTATTTCCTCAATCGTTTCTTCCGGCTCTTCGGGCTTGTCCTCGTCTTCATCAAAAATGTCAGCCGACTCTTCATCGACGTGCGGCTCATGCTCTTCGAACTCTTCCAATTCTTCAAAATCCATGAATTACCCCGTTTTCTTTGTCGGCTCGACTACGGCAACCATTTCAAATGTTTTGACAGTCCCCACCGGAAGCGTTTCATTAATCATAATCGTCTGTTCCGTGTCGGTAATTTGGTAACCCGCACCCGCCTTGTTTGTACCCTCTTTAATTTCGGCTAAGTTCGACTTGGGTTCGCCCGTTATTTTGTCAATCCAATTGCCGATTACTAAATATCTTTTAGTCATCATCAGTTTTTACTCCTTTCTTAATTTTTCGTATTAGCTTCTATTAAAATCGCCTTTTGAAAAAGCGCGATATACGAGCCGTTGTCTTCGTTGAAGTTCACCGCGGCAAGGTAGGATTGACGCGCCGACTGCTCATCATCGTACAAAAAATGTGTTAATTCGCCGTTCACCGCGAGCCTCAACAAGCAATACGCGCTGTCTTTTTCAACCTGTTTTTTCTTCGTAAACTTGGTAATCAGCTTGCGAATCCACCGTGTAAATCGCGAATACAGGTGAAACAGCAAAATCAGCACCGCGACTGATATTAGGATTTCAAAGATTGTCATGACAATGCTCCTTTTCTTCGGATTTGCGGGGGGTTACTCTCGTAATCCCTCTTTAATGTTGATGATATAGTCGCACAATCCGCATTTTTCGCACTGTTGTTTGGGATTTATCGCGCATTTTGAGCCCGATTGCGCCGAGTACTCGCTTTCAAATACGAGTTGTTTGTTAGGTGAGTTCATTTTGGGTGTCCTTTCTTTTTGGTTTGGGGGATATTAATATTTTAGCACTTTATGTACAATTTGTCAATAGGGAATTATGTACAAATTGTACATAATTATTTTGTACACTATTGACAAATATAAAAAAAGAAAGTACAATTATTAACAGTCTAAACAAATTAAAGGTGTTTTACTATGAAAAGTGTTTTCTCTAAAAATCTGAAAAACCTTAGAGTACAAAATAAACTAACACAACAACAAGTTGCGGATAAAATTAACATTTCGCAAAGGGCTTATGCTTTCTATGAAACGGGAGACAGAGAACCAAGCATTGAAACGCTCATTAAAATGGCGAAAATATATAATGTGCCTATTGATGTCTTAGTTGGGCGATATCAAGAGTTTCCTTGTGAAAATGAGAGTTGCTTAGAAGTTGGTTAA